ACAGTTTGTGATGCACTTACTGTATAAGTTCCTACTCCTCCGGTAGCAGTGAGCAACCCGGTTATCTGTGTGCCGGCAACAACATTTTTACCGCTTAGAGTCTGACCTATCTGCAACGAAGACCCGTCGGCTGGTGCAGCAGTCACAGTGAGTGTAGTGCCCGAGATGGATCCTGTAATTTCCACGCTGGTATAAGTGAAGCTGAATTGCTGATAAATTTGGCTCTTGACTGCTGCTGTTTGCCATCCAATTTCTTTCTCAAACACAGTTCTATTGGCGTATTGTCTTACATGACCAATGCTGACATTATCGGTGGTACTGACATTGTTTATCACATAGATAAATGTATCAGTATACAAATTGTTATTGAATAAGATATCACCTATGTTGTTGATACTGAGATATTGTAATTCAAATCCCAACACACTATCAATTATTCCGTTGGTGCCAGTGGCATAACTGAACAACGCACTACCTCCTACTGCATTGCCAAGATTGTTTGGGGTTGTAGAAAAAGTTGAACTAGGATATACTGTGCGGTCTCCTAAGCTACGTCCTTTGAGATCATAAAGATCAAACATGGGTGTTTGATTTATTGATGTTTTTTGTTGCGTTTGACTCCATTCGATACCATCGTATCTAAAAGTTATACCTTGTAGAGTACTACCACTGAGGCATACTACACATTGATCCACTAGCACATCAGCATCAGCAGCTGGCACAAGATCAATAATGGGTTGATCCTGCAATGTACTGTCAGGTAATGGTCCAGTGGCCGGACTGATAAAATTGACCACATATATTTTATTGCGAACTTGCGGATCTATATCTTGTGCAAAAATAACTCGGCTGTTTTGTTGCAGACCAAATCCATCAATCACATAACCAATTTGCCCATTGATGTCATGCAGTGCGTTGGTTGTTGAGGTATCCACAATATCCACAGGAGCCTTGGCTTGTGTGCCCATGTTGTATAGTTTAATACCGCCGCGGAACTCCAAGATTGGCCGTCTTGCTCTTTGTAAGTTATCCAAGATAGCAGTGGTGTTGTTGTAAGCAGCACTGGCTGTGATTACATCAATGTGAAACCAACGATTGCTTCTTGTCCACGCATTAAGATCAGGACTATCCAGGGCTATGGTAAGATAATCTTGTCGCAGTGGTTGATTTAAACTGCCATCAAAGTTGCCAGCATCAAAAGGAATTGAATCAAAAGGAATTGTGGCATTCTCTGTATAAGTTTCAGGAGTGACATAGTTGCCAACAGGCAATAGTTGTATAGCAGTGCCCACTCCAGCCACATAATAGGTTTGATTTTGATAACTAGACGGAACAACGTTACCTCGGAAAGTAATTTTTAAGTTGTTGGTAAACGTTACTCCATTGGGAGAGATATAATTGGTCTTGCCCAGTATATCTGTGTCTATGTCAATGGTTTCAGATTGTGATTGATCTATTATGCGTATCTGACCAAATATTTCTGGATTGGTGCCGTCTTGATACCACAGCAAATCTTTAATAGCAGTCAATAAAGGTATTTCCTCAAAATACCCTGATGCATTTCGATACCATTGAGTACTACTCCACTCATCACCAAACATCACTGTGAATTTACTAAGATTCGGGCAAGAGGCAACAGATGTCAATTTAAGAATAACATCGCCGCCAGTGGTATACTCATATTGTATTTGCCATACACTATATCTAACGTCAGGATCCACGATAGGCTCTGTTTGATCATAGGTAAGATAATCAAAACTGCCCGGCAATCCATTTTGACTTGATAATCGCAGCAGCGGATCAAATAGTGTGGTAATCAACCATCCACCTTCTTGAGCATCAGTTATAGTATTAGTAAAAACTATAGTACGACCGTCGAGATTTGTGATGCCATCTATCCCATTGGGATATTGTGTCAAAAATTCTGACAAGAATATATTATTGACTTGGTCAAATTGTAAAGTGGTAGCTAGTAAATCCACTTGCCCCGGAGTAGGAGTTGTTTGTACTAACTCTAGATCGTAATAAAATTGCTGTGCATTTTTAAACGGCACATTAAAATTCACTGTTCCGGTTGATGATCCATTGTTAATGACTCCTAACACAGTTCTTGAACTGATATTAGGGGCGTAAGGTAACACACCATTTATTCCTGGATCAGCTTGTATCCAAAAAGAGTTAGGTGCTTGATTGACTGCAAATTCATAATTACCACCACGAACTAGTGTGAGCACAGGGTTAGCGCCATACTGTCCAGAAAAACTGTAATAGTTGTCTGCCCTGGTTACATCAAATGTATCTGTAAGTGGCACGTCGGTGGCGCTGACATCTACTGCTAATGGACCGCTGGGCAACCAATAATATTGACTGTAGTTTGAGAATTTGTCAAAATTTACAAAAGGATCCCAACTGTAATATTCACTGGTGTATAGTCTACTAGCATCGTTGGTGAATCCTCCTTGCCTTGCAATAGCATCGCCGATTCCTGGATAAGTTATTACATCATTTATGGTAGTAGTTTGACCAGGATCAAGACTCACGACTCCAGGTTCCAGCTGATAGTTAGCACGTTGGGCTGTGGGTTCTACCACATAGTAGTCATTGGGGTTTATGCCAGGACCAACATGTCTTCCTACAAATCCTTGTGTTTTTTTGAATGCAGGTTCTTGTATCAACTGATCCAAGGTAGCTGCTAAGAACTGTTTGTTAGTAGAAGTTTGGAATATTGGTGGTAGAAAATCTACTGATCTAGTAGTGGCCATTAAATTACTCCGCTGCCAGGTGCAGTTCTAAGGTTGGTAGATGTCAATGCAGTGATAACTTCTACAGAACTTACACCTGCGGCATTTACAAAAATTTCATTGGGTGCGGACCGTATCTCGTACAAATCGCCAAAATACTTCAATGGGTCTATTGGCACCAGTACCACACTGCTTACTATACCACCTATGTTGCGGTGAATGTAAGCAGCTAATTCTGAGAAATAAAAGGTATCACCAAAGTTCCATTTATCAATGGTAAAGTATTCATTGAGGTTGGCTACTACCAACGTTTTGATTTCGCTTTCACTGGCTGTGGAATTAGCAGCACGAATCACTTTGATAGTGGCCTGCAGATTTGATGCTGCCTTGGGGCCAAATAAAGGTTTAAATGTTACAGAATTCAACACAATATTGTCTGAAATCATCTTGTACTTGTTGAGACCTTGATACGCAGTGTCCAGCTCATTTATAGTAGGCATAGAAGGTTCAACCACTGTGTTGGTGGTGTCTCTAATCCAGTTTTGATAAGCTGTGTAATAATATTGTGTGACCACATACAGGTCAATGATATTGGTAGTACCCGGATCTATACGATCCGACAACGGAGCATTGTGCCTGTATTGAAAATACAAACTGGGGCGGCCCACGCGAGCCAGCCATTCTACAGAAACATCGACCAAAGTCCTTGTCAAGTTGCCTGTGATTGCAAGTTGATAAAAAGCACCTATTTGCCCTGCAAGTGGACCAACGGCAATTTCTTGACTGTATGCATAAAAAATCTGTCCAATGATATATTCACTCTTGACCAATTCGATGTCATTTAGTGTGGCATAATTGCTGTTGACCAGTCGAGGCTCTACCAGCAGATAACGTTGCAAATTATCAAAATCTGTGGTCTTCTGAAAAAACACATATTTTGAATTTGGATTGATACCAGGTGCAACAATCTCATCAAAGAAGTCTGGATCATCTGTCACACCATCGTTGTTGAGATCTTCATAACTTACTAGAACTTGAAAGTCATCCACAAGTCCATCAGGTTGAGCAGGTTGTCCAGTTATTTTAAGTATTATGTCTGTAGGTAAAGGACTATTTGAATCAGGCAAACTGTTAGTACGTAATACATTGATATAATCGCTGATGGTATTACCGGTTCTGGGATCATAAATTCGATTGCCAGTTTCAAAAAAGAATCTAGTCTGTAACACTGATCCAAAGTTGTATATCAACGCACGACTGGTCACTGTGTATTTGTTACCGTCGGTCACTGCCTGTATCATCCAAGACGCATCTTGATTGGTTCCTGATGTGCTGCCTGCATTAGTCAGACTAAAATCTGCGTCTACTGCTAGATTATTGCTGGTTATTAGGTACCAAGTGTATGGTGTTCCGGTAACAGCACCAGTGTTGTCATATCCTAATCCGAAATTTCTATACAATAATATTTGATTTATAATGTCAGTTTGTAAACTGCTGGGTATTGTGGTTATCAACAAAGGAATCACTTGAACCGGGATAGCGCCAGTAGGTATAAAAATATTCAATATAACTGGTCCTTGTCCTGACAATCTCCCCGAGGTAAAATTGCCTAGTCCTTGATTTGTGCCATCAAGATAGATGCTGTTAGGGCTGGCCCATAGTGTGAGTTTTTCAGATGCCAGTGTGGGAACTCCGAGACGCAGTCTATTGTCAACGTCAAAAAAGTATCCGGCCGGGGCAGCAAATTTCACTAGACTGCCTACCTCTATAAATTTGGTATTGGTACTAGAGTAAGTGCCGATTGCAGCAGGATATCCTAGGTCATTTACAAAGTATCCAGTAGTTTCACCGGCCAGTGTAGTACTTTGATGCCAAGTCAAATTGTTTACTGATAAGTTTGGTCTAGAAAAATTAGCATAATAGAATTGTGTGAATACGCTGGTAGACAACACAGGTTGTATCTGATTGGTAATTACGCTGGTGATATCGTTGTTAGTAAGCCATGTGAACAAAAATGAAGGTAATTGATTTTCTTCCCAGATGGCTCCATCACTGGCAAAAACATTTGTGCTGCTGTATTTGCCTGTGTTATCTACTAGATCTAAATATCTACTGGTTCCTATGCTGGCACGATTCAGTGCCTTGCTTTTGATAATACTGTTATAAAGTGTAAATGGAAAGTTAGTATAATCTTCGCCATTGACCATGCGGTTCTGTGTGTAGTATCTAGCTGGCGCACGCTGTTTGATTTCATCCAGGGTTTCTCTGGCCTGTGCATTGCTTACCGGAGTGGTGATACCACAAGTAAATGTAATAGTTTGTAATTGCCCAGTCCTACTGACATAATTGATAGGCAATATTACACTTTGCATTTCTTCTGGATTGATGATGTATTGTAAACCATTGCTGGCACGCACATAGCATCGAAATAATCCTGTAGGAATGGCAGAAAATACACCGTCCCCAAATGTGAGAGTTATTTGGTCATTGGATCTACTGGTAGTTGAATACAGCTGGCGCTGGGCCGGTGCCAACTGTTCTGCTGCCGCAGCATATACTGATTCAACATACTGCCATTCACTAGTTACTGCACCAACATTATCCAACTGGAACAGCCAACGATCTTCATTGTTAACACCTTCGATGTTGATGTTTACTGTTCTATTAGGTATGCGTTCTGCTAGATTAAAATCTTGATTCTGTAGTACACCTTGTTTGAAGTAAAAGAAATATCCTGTGTTGGCCGATGCAAATCCCAATGCATCATTGCGAAATAATATATTAAACAGACCATTGGGTTGAGGTGCCGGCTCGTAAAGGAACGGCGAGACAGAAGATGAACCTGTTGCTGTTACATTTACTGCTTCAAATGGCATGTTCACACCATCTACTGTGGCTGTGTATGGCAACACTGGCAAGAATCCAGGCACAAGATTGATGGAGTATTCAGATGTGTCAACACCCACAATGGTTTCTCGATTTCCCGGGCGCCCGACTCTTTGGGTATCTACCAATGCGGCATTCACAATGGCTGTGAATTGCTCTGCCCAATTAAAATTTGTAGGATCGTTCCAATTTACTGTGACATTGGACAAATCTATTCCATTAAAATCTGTAACGTTTTCTGTGGTTTGTACTGAAAATACTTTGAGGTACCCTTGTGCTTCAGTATTACGTTTTGGTGTGTAGCTGACAAGATTGGCCAGTCGGACCACTGAATCTCTTCGTTCTGCTGTGTCTATGTAATTTTCACGGGTGTTGAGATCGTTACGAAAACTCATGGCTTGCCCCATGAAGGCCATTACATCCAGTAGCGCAATGAATTCTGAACTTTCAATGTAATCATTGAATGTTTCTGGATAGTATTGACGTAGATAGTCTACAAAACTTTTGCGTAAAGTTTCAAAGTCGTAACTTTGGAAGTCAGCTTCTCTATAGGTTTGATAGATACGCTTCCAATCTTCTACTCCGAATATAACTGTTTGTCTAGTAGTGGTTGCCATGATGATCCGTTGTTATCTGTTATTTACCGAAGATATAAACGGCTAGGTTTATACAAACGTGGCTCTACGTTGTTGTTGATCAAAAAACACACTCAACAGTTGTGCATCTGTGTTGGGAACAAACTGTATTTCTACTTCAATGAGCACGCCATTTTCTTGAGGATATACATTGATGTCTGACAGGTAAACCCTAGGATCTCCGCCGGCTACTCGCTGTATTTCTCTAACAATAGCAGCCATAGTAGTCTGATCTTGATTTTCAAACAACAGATCCCATAAGTTAGTTCCATAACCAGGGCGGCCGGGCAGTTGACCTTGTATGATATTAAATGCATTGAGCAAATCACGTTTGATTAACTCAGTATCAACTAATGTGAACTTTTTGTATTGATTTTGTGTGTTAAATCCGATAAATGTAGGCATGTTAATATTTATCAGACATCAAATATGGCGCCGCCTGCGTTCTGAGCTAAATTGTTTATGGCATTGGTAGCTGCATCAGTTGCTGCATTGGTCACACGCTGAGTCAAGTTGTTTATCAAACTGTTTACTCCATTGGTTCCAGTTGTTGTATTCACGGTTCCGGGAGGTGCAAAATCAGGAACAGTAACTTTACGATTTCCAATAATCGCTAAAACTGCTTGATTTACAGTTTGTCTATTCACTGTGTTAGCTGAGGCCGGCGGTGATACTGTGCCCGATTCAAGTGGATTGCCTCCGCCACCTAAAAATGAAACACCAACTGAAAATACGTCAGCAAAATTTGACGCTTGTGCAAACCCATCCATAATTGATGTTAGTCCCGGCACTGATGATATACCGCCGGCTAATAAATTACTAACACCACTGCCAGACAACAAACTACTAACACCACTA